AACGGCTTTTGCAGTCGGTAACTGTACGTCAGTAGAACTTCCGCTAACTGATGTGACAATGCTCTTGCCATCCAACAGGTTAAGTTCAGCAGTAGTTGAGGTAAGAGCAGTACCACTTGCAAGAATAGATGCAGTACCTGACGGCATACCAGCAAGCGTTGTGAGTTCATCATCGGCTATTTCCGAGGTTGTTACTGAGTTAGCTGCTAAGTGTGAGGCATCTAAAGGAGAACTAGCTATAAGAGATTTAATTTCACTTATTGTTTGATCAGCAGTAGCACTAGCTTCTATAGCATTTAACTTAGAGTGATCAGCATCAGTGAATACATTTGAATCACTAGCTGCTTCTACTGCGGCTCTAATCTCTGCATTAGTTTGGTCAGCTGTAGCATTAGCTTCTATAGCGTTTAGCTTGCTATGGTCAGCATCGGTAAAAACATTACTATCAGATGCAGCTTCTACAGCAGCTCTGATTTCAGTATTTGTTTGATTACCTGTAGCTCCAGCTTCTATTCCATCTAATTTAGAACCATCTGTTGCTACGTCTCTACCATCTACAGTACCTGAAACTGTTATATTTCCAGTAACAGTTGTTGCTCCAGCTGCAAGAGTACCAGTCGTTACTACAGCTTGAGATCCAAAATCAGGACTTACCTTTGTACCAGCTATAGCAGCTGAAGCATTAACATCAGCATTAACTATAGTACCATCTACAATCTCATCGCTTGATATAAATGATGTACTTGTAGCTTCTCCTCCAAATATTTTATTTTCTAATTCAAACGCTTTATTTCTTGCTTCCTGTGCTGTAAAATTAGACTCATCAAATGCAGTATTCAAATCTGTTGATCTGATTGTACTACCACCTGAGAAGTTTGTGTAATTACTTGAGCTATCCCTAGTTCGGCGTTCACACGAAACTACAGCACCTGACGGTAAATTGTTATTAAAAACAATATTGTTGTTATCAGTGGATATTGAGTAATTATAAAGTTGATCTCCAACCGAAACGGCTGGAAAATATAATCCAGTTGTATCGTTAACCTGTGGGTGAGAGCTAGTAGCAGTAGTATCTGAACTTTGTCTTAGACTAAGCCTCCTAGTACCACCCGATAAGGTTACATATACATCAAGATCATCTTGGTTATTCAGTTCGATCCCAATCGGACCAAAGGATTTTGTCGATCCATTGGCCGCTGAGAATGTGTTTTTAGTTGTAACTGCCATTGATAATCAATGTATTAATAAGACTGGTGCTTATTTTGGAAACTCTTGTAATAAATAGTCAATCTTTGCACGAGCAGTATCGGAATAATTACCTACCTTACCCATGTTTTTCTGATAATTTCTAGCTAATAAACGTCCAGAAAGACCAGCATTTTCAGATAGCATTTTCTGCATTGCTAATGCTTTGTGGTGTCTAAATATTTTCTGTACTTCTCTATAGAATATCTGGTCTTTTAGTTTGTAACCATCTGATTCTTTAAGCTTTAGCGTCTTGTATTCTGATAAAGCTCGCTTAAATCCTTTCTTTTTAAACAATCTTTCTAAGTCTTTCCTCAGACCACTTTGAGATAAAATCTTTGACATTTCAGATTTCTCTAAAGAGTTCAAAGGTTCTCCTCTATAAGTACTCATAGTCTCAGGTAGATTAAACCTTAATGCCATTAGTGTTTCTTTAACCTCATCTCCTTCAGGAGTTGTGAATCCTAGAGGTAACATAGAGTTAAACAAACGGTGTAATGGTTGCTCTGGACCATACCTTAAAGGTTGGCCTGAACGGTCTTTGTTTAAAATATCATACTTAGACGGTATAGCACCTTTAAATGCTGCATCTCGTTTAGCTAATAACTCTAAGAAACTATTAGCTTCTTTTTGGTTAGAGTCTACAACATCACCAATCTGACCCATAAGACCAGCATAAGGTAGATGTGAACGTAAATATCTAGTACCAGTCTGAAGTAAGAGATCCTCAGCTGTTTGTGGATTCATAAGTCTAGCTAAATCTTCTACACCAGACAACATAGATTGATCTACAACTACAGCTGCTGTCATATAGGTTAGCTTTTTCATCCACTCATCAGTCCTTTTCTCACCTAATAAATCGGCATTACCAACTACATTAGCTGTTGTACTGAAAATTGTATTAAATATTTCTAACTTTTCATAAGATACATAGGTACCATTAGGTAGTATGAAAGATTTAGGTTTGACACCATTAAGCTTCCATAAGTCTCTATCTTCTTTATTAACTGGAAGATCACCAGTAATTCTACCACTTAAGGCAGCAAGACTAGCTAAACCTATAATAGATGTACCCATAGCCATACGGCCTTCCATAAGAGCTAACTCATATTGAGCGTCTTGTGCTCTTATACCATATTTATTTAATAACTGTTGAGAAGGATTTGGACTATCAGCTAGTTGTTTAATATCATAGTACTTATCTCTAAAGATTTGTAAAGGTGTATGCTGGAATGTAACATCAAGATAGTTGAAACCAGTTCTAACAAATGGGAAGAAAGCTTTCATTCCTGGAATATTAGAAATAAGTTCAAAACCTTTAAAGTTTTCTTGCAATCCTCTAGTCATAGCAGCTTCATCACCTGCCATCGAAGCACCTTTATCGGATACAATAGAAAATCCATATTGATCTGTTTTAAAAATTTCACCACGGAAAGCTTCTTCACTTTCTTCAGCTAATCTTTTTAATGATTGAGGATCTAGATGGTTTAAATCTGTAGCTTCATCCCATACCTTAGCTGCAGCCCTTTGACGCATATACTGTCTACCAACAATAGTACGTGCAGCAGCATCTCCAGCTCCCATAGCATTAACACTATAACGAACCCAAGGCATGTTATTCATATCTACAACTTTATCTAAAGCACCATAAGCCAGTTTTTCACTATTACTACCATACCTTTCATAGAACTTCTTCATGTTCTTCCATTCTTTTAGGTCAGCATCATAGTCAAACTTACCTTGATAAGACTGACCTTTCTTCTTCACTCCTAATTCCCAGTTATGTTTAGCCATTTGAAGGCTTTCAGCCCAAGCTTTACCCATATTATCCATCTGGGAAGCTGCCATAAACATCTCTCTTTGCTTACCTCTGATACCAGCACCCATCCACGCTTGCATTGGTCTTAAAACCGCAAGCATATTAGTACCTAATACAGCTTTCACAGGTGTTGCAAATGAACTTAAAACTGAATTAAAGAATGTACCTTGAAGTTCTTTACGGACACGACCTTTAATATGTACATCATCCATACGTCCACCTCTTAGTGTAGACCGTAAGTATTCATGTATATGATGTAAGGTTCTTACTTTACCACCTGATAAAGTATGTAGTTCCATTAAATCTTCAAGTTCTTGCCATCTCTCTTGCTTAAGTAAACCTCGTAATGTATTAAAGTATTCATCATTCTGCTGTCTCATAACATCCAAACCTTTACGCTTCATGCGTTTAATATCTGGACTCAATAAAAACTCTTGTTGAGCTTTACCGTCAAGACCCCACATCATACCCATCTTCTTATTTTCCATTAATAAGACTTTGAGTTGATCAAAGATCATATCAGCCTGTCTACCAATCGTAGCTCCTGGCGTAATAGCCATAGATCCTGTTGCTATAGCATGAACCTTTTTACCTAAAGCGTTCATAACTAAAACATTAGCAGCTTTCTGAGTTGGAGATATAGTAACTAACTGTTGTCCTCCATCAGCATACAAACGAAAATCTTTATTATTAGGATCTTCTAGTGCATCTTTAAAAGCTTTACCTAAATCTCCACCCTCTTCTAATATTTCTAAAATATCATTAGCTTGTTTTAAAATTACCTTTTTAACGTCAGCCCAATCAAGTGTACTTTCTATACCTTTAGAGCTTGCAGTAGCTAAATCTTCAGCAACTTCTTTAATATATTGTAAGATGTTTCTATCACCACGAGCAACAGCTTTTAGATACGGTTCTGAAATAATATCAGCATAACTACCAGCATCACCTGTAGCTTTATTACTTTCAATAGCTTGCTTTACATGAGTTTCAACTGCACCTTTCTCTGGTGTAGTGTAAGTAGCTTGTTCTGTTTGTGGATATTTATCATCATTAACAAAGGAACTATCTGCTCTAGATTCATCCTCTAAGATTCGATTAGTATTACTTTGTATTGAATCATCCCATTCATCACCAGCTTCTTGACCTCTTCTTTGAAACTCAGCAAAAAGTTCATCAGATCGTACTACATCTTCATCTAATTCACTACCACGTAAACTAGCCCATTCTTCATACTCTTTATCAGTACCATAGCTACGAGCAAATTCATCTCTAGGTTCTGCACGAGATTTACCTAAACCACGTTGGAAATCATCAAGAGCCATTTCAGTACGACCTACTTCATCTAAACCCATATCAGTTTCAAATGACTTAGCTGATACGTCATTACCAATAAGGTTTGCTTCCTCTACTGATTTACCTGCTATACGTGCTCTACCAGCTGCCCAGAACCCTTGATATATAGCTCCTATAGCATGACCTACATAGTTCAATCCAGCTCCAGCTGCAATACTTTTAAATCGTGCTGTCCAAGGATTATCTTCTGGTTTGACAGCTATCATGTCGCCAATGATAGGCACCGCCCACGGTATATTTTCTTGTGCTAGGTTCATTATATTAGCATGTTCAGAGCTGCTAGAAATTAAATCTGCAATAGCTCCTTCACTACCAATTTTAACACCTTTACGGATAAAGTTTAAATACCTTGATCCTTTAGCACCTACACCCATAGCTCTAGCAGCGGCTATACCCCGTATTCCTACTTTAGCACCACCTACTGTAGCACCACCTATACCACCTGTAGCAGCTGTAAGAAGACCAAACTCTACAAGTCCACGTCCAAACTTACCTATAGCTGTTTTAGGATCTGCATCTTCCCACATCACATTACCATTCCAATCAGTTATCTGATCTGGTATGTTTAGAAAATTACCATCTCCATGAATATAATCGTCATCAAATGGATTTTGTGTTTGATCTACTTCATGTCCAAGTAAAGAATTTAAACCTGTTTTAATAGTATCACCTGTTAATTCAGCAAAGCCGCCAACACTTTCTACAGCATCAACAGCTCCACCACCTACAACAGCCGCTATTTCATTACCTATATTTAATTTCTCTTCTTCCTCTTCTATACCCGTAGGTGTAGCTACTTCTTGTGGTATTGCTTCCTGTACAGGTTGCTCAACACCTTGTATTTCGTCAATTATACCAGTGCTTTCACTGTGAATCATGCCCCCTGACTGAGCATCTACGATTCCAGTGGAGGGGCTATTAAGTTCTGCCATAATTAATACTGACTAAAATTTTGCATAAATAAGTTACTTTCATGGACTTTGTTAAGATCATCCCCCTCTATATAATCACCATATTTAATACGATGAAAAATGTTTCTTAATGTTGCAGCTTTACTCTTATAACCTGTTGAAGTTTTTCCAGCTTTATAAACCTCAGCATCAGTCCATGCTTGTGAAGTTACTCTTGATATTAAATCTTTGAATACTTCCTTTTGTAAATCATGGTCGTCTAAAAACTCTGCTTGGTTAAACTTTAAATTATTTCTAGTATAATAATCTTCAACATCTGTAGTTAAAAGCTGAAATCTACCTAATCCAGGATTATCACCTTCACCTACAGTTTTCCAATCAGCAGTGCTCATATCGCTTATTGAATTAAAAAGAGCAAGTTCACTGGGTATTTCAGACAAACCTTGGTTTTTAAGTATAGTGTTTACTTTTGAATTTAATTTATAACTGAAACCTTTTATAGGACGATTTAGATTTGCGTCATCTGGTAACATCCTATAAATAGTGGCTAGTTCACTTGGTTTAAAAGAATCTAATAAAACTTTAGTTTGTGGACTAGGTATCATAGGAACCCACTCTTCCAAACCAGCAAGTTTTGCTTGATTATTAACAAAGTCATAGGGGTTCATATTAGCTTCAGCTGCCATCTTTAAAACATAAGGTGGTAATCTATCTGAATAACCTAAAATACTTGTACCTCTACGGTTGTAATTAACTTGGCCTTGACGGACAGCTGTTAATTGTTCTGTGCTTAATAATTTAGTCTCTTGATCAAATGTACCATTTAACACTTCAGCTCTCAAGTTACTTAAACTTGCTTCATTTTGAAGTTTAACTAATTCTTTTTTATTAGTTCTACCAAACCATCCTTTAGGTGCTGCATTAACTGCTATACCTTGGTCATTAATAAAATGCTCGTGAGTTGGGTCTTTTTTGTTAACTGCAAAGTCTTTTAAAACTTGTGTAGTTACTGCTTTTATTAACTCTGTTTCAGTTTTATAGTTTGAACTGTCTGAGGTAGGTGCATTAGCTTGATATTGCTTAACGCTTTCTCTAACTTGAGCTTCTAAATCATTAACAACTGATTGAGTGTTAGCAGTTAAACCCTTGTTTTCAGTAACAGCAGCTAATATATCTGCATTACTACCAGCTAAAACAGTAGTATCTTCAGCACCATAATACTGATCAACTATTTCTACGTTGTTATTTTTAGCCCATTCAATAATAGCTGGCTTATTAAATTTAGCATCTAAATCCTCATCAATAACTAATTGACCATCAAGTACGAGTTGACTCATACCAATTTCATTAAGCCTTGCTGTTGTTTTTTCAGCAGTCATGCCATCTCCATCAAAATTCCTGATAGCATTTAAAGCGTCTTGATCAGTGATACCATAATTATAGAAGTCTTTCATTACTTTAGCAATTTCTGCATCTGGTATTTTTTCACCAGCTGCTTTTCTTACCGCCCAATCATACTGAATAGTACCTTTCCATTGTTCGTTTATTGAACCATCTTTGCTATATAATTTACCGTATTTTACTTCTTTACCTTTAGAATCAACACCTGAAGGAACCCAACCTTTATCAGCTAATAGTTCTGTTTGATCTATAGATTGAGAACCTGGTAAAAAAGCACCATCCGTACCTGTAAGATTTTCTTTCCAACTACCTGCAAGTCCAAATCTAAATGGATCTAATTCAGCTAGTGTTACATCTTTACCAGTAGCGTGATGTTTAAATAATATTTTAACCTCACCTCTTCCAAAAAATATATCTTCTAAAAGTTCAGCAGCTTGTGCTTGACTACCACCTTGAGCTGTAACATATTCAACTAAAGAGTTCTTTAAAGCTTCTCTAGCTTTTTCACTAGGGTTACCCTCACCCATAGCAGTGTATTGAGCTGTTGCAGTATTCAAATAATTTTGTATATTATTTTGGAGTACATCAGCTTTACCTTGAGTTAAAGTAAAAGAATCCCCATTCCACGTAGAAAATAAATTTAATTGAGCACCAATCTCACCACTCATATCGGTAAGATTTTTAGATATTAAATCGTTTTTTTGCTGTAAAGCGTTTTCTTGAATAAACTTATTTTTAATATCATCAACCTTATCACCCATTAAGGCGGTTAAAATATCATTCTTTATTCCTTGTGGGTTTACTGTCCAGTAATGATCTTCGGCAACTGCTTCAGCAATAGCTCGTACTTTTAATCCAGATAATGTAGGATCACTATTAACTTCTGCTGCTGTAAATTCTATACTTTCTCCTGTAGTAGGATGTAGAATAGTATATTTTCTAGCCTCTGGTCCTGAAGCACCTAATGCTACTCTAAGAGCAGAAGGTAAATTATTTAAACCTTCTTGAAGTATCTTTGAATGTATTCTAGTTTTATATGCAGAGTTCTGTCCATTAACAAAAGTAGCATATTCAGTCATACCTGCTTTTTCTAATTCAGCAGCTATAGAAGTACGTTTCCAGTTAATGTCTGATTGCTGTTTTAAAATATCATTAACTTCTTTGGTTATTACTTGCTTCTCTTCAAAAGACTTTGCTTGCCAATCTCTATCAGCTGCTTCAACACCAGCTTTATCTCTTAAGAACATGCCGTCAACAACTAAATTCTTGACGGATGTATCTATAGTTTTACTTATAGTTGTAAAGAAATCTACTCTTTCTTTATCTAGTAATGCTTGGTTTTTATTCCAGTTATCTAATGCTCTGGAATACTCTTTACCTCGGGCTTCAAAATCACGAAGGAACTCTTGATCTTTTCTTGATGCGTCACTAGCTTCCTCGAACATTCTCTTGGAAGGGTCGTACACTTGACGACCTTTAAACCACACATCACGGGTTTGTTTTTTGTATGCTGTCATGATTTAATAAAGTGATCCTTCACTACCTTTTATGGCTCTTGCTGTACTTACGCCCGTTGCAGCACCGCCAGCAACAGCACTAAGCATACCGCCCATTAAACCTAAGCCTGACGGACCTTGTACTTCAGGTTCTTTAATTGGTGCAAAGGATGCTTGTTGAGCAACTGGTGAGGATGGTAGTCTATTCATAGCTATTACATCAGCAGTATATTTATCTAAATCAAAGCCATATTCTGCTATTCGATAAGCTTTGTTTGCATCAACCATGCTTGCACGTAACTGTGCATCTTCAAAGCCTAATTGTCTTTCGGTTTCCATTAAAGATAATAACATAGATTGACCAGATTGTTGTGATGCTAAAACAGTACCTTGAGCTTGGATCTGTTTAACCATAGCAGCTTGTTGGTCAAACGCTATTTCAGTTCCAACTTCTTCAAGTTTTTGTTGAGCAGCAATAGAAGCTCGGTTACGCTCTTGTACATTAAGTTGTTTTTGCTGAGCTAATGCTGTTTGAGCAGCTGCTGCTGCTGCTAATTTTCTTTCATAGTCTCTGAACTTAGCCTGATCTCGTTCTTTGGCTATATTTAAGTTGTTGCGGTAATTTAATTCATTGATCTGGTTCTGCCTTGCAGCTGCAGCTTTTGCTGCTTTATGCTGGGCTTGGGCTTGCATCATGCCGCCAGCTGCCGAAGCAACACCAAGTGCAATGCTTACTGGTTCGCACATAGTTTTATAAACTCTATAAGAGGTACACCATTTCTAACATGGTATCGTATAAATTTGAATCCAAGTAATTTAAGTAATTTTATATGAGCTTCATTTCGCATATCAGCATGATTAAATACATAGGTATTAGGTAAACTATTTACCCAGCGTCGTGCTTCTCTAACAAACGTATGTGGGTACTCTGTGCTGGCCTCAGTACAAAGCATCCATATAACGTTTTCAGGGGTCACTCCTGCCACTCCAGCAGCCTTGCCGTTGGGAACCTCGAAATAAACGCAGTTGCCATATGCGGAATTATAATATGATTGGATAATAACTGCTTCAGCACAGTATCCACTGTTTTGCTCTACCTCACGGCGGTCTTCCCACCGTAAGTTTTGCCCTACACTAAGAGCTAACTCAGGAGTGCAGGGCTTAATAAACTTACTTTCGTACATGTCTTCGTTGGTTATACTTACCATCCCAGCTAGCTGAGATTAAAGCGGTGGAAAAAGGATCTGGTATTTTTACTTGTAATTTATATTTTTCATTCTTTTTCTGTATAGGTACTCTTACTGTCTTGATTAAACTTGAAGGTGGTTTACCAAAGTCACTGTCATCTAGTTTCATACCAGATTCATACTGAACGTAATCATTCATATCTGCATACTTAGATGATAGATGAAATTCCATTGGTCCAGAAACACCCATTTCAAAATTTATTCCAGAAATTCTTAGATCCGCATCTACATCGTATCTACCAGGTTCTATAGCCATATAGTAATTAGGTAATTCTACAGTTGCTGTGTATCTATATCCAACAGCTACAGTCCAGCCAGTCATATCGACTCCTTCAAATGTGGCTTTATTAGTACCTACAGAAGTAGCTTTAACCACCGTACCAGCAACATCATTTCCAGCTGTATCGGTACCAGAAATAGCTACAGCATAAAAATCATCAGCTGAAGTTGGAGTATAAGGTATGGTTAAATCAGTAAAATCTGGACCAGTTACAGAACCTCCTTGTGCTGTATAATTAATAGCAGTTGGTATTGTCATATTATCAAGACAAACTTCAAACCATCTAGAAGTAGTTAAAGGTGATCCTACTGTACCTGAACCTAACGTATAGGTTCTTGCAGCTGTAGCGTCAGCAACATATTCATATCTATTAAGTACATAATCAGTGCCTTGTAATGTTACAGTATAGAAACTACCTGCTGTGTAACAACAATGTCTCAAAGTACCTGTAAGAGTCCAGCTATACCAAGCAGATTGATCTCTACGATCACCTGAATCAAAGAATTTATAGTGATATACCTCTGATGTACCTGTTTTACCAAATGTATTTATACCAATAGCAGTAGAATTACATGCTATATCTATAGTTTTAGGTAAGTATTCAGGTACAACACGAGTCTGTTCAACAATTTTTGGTGGTACATCATCGTCTAAAATGGTTGCTTCATAGGCTCTAGCATATGCTGAGACAGCTGAAGTAAACATAACAGAGGTTCCCATGTCAACAGGTGCTAAAGATTTTTCAGTTTCATAACTAGATACTTTCTTTAATCGTGCTGTTTTTGGGCTAAATATATCAGATTCAGTAAATAATAAAAACTGCCCATTATCACTAAACATCATAATCCCTTTATTAATTGGGAGTACATGATGAATATATGCAGGTTTAATATCAGATACAGTAATATCAACAGGGTTGTCATCACTTCCTGTTACAGCAGATACTATAAAGAAATTAAAATAATCTCCAGGACGGCTCATTACTACTTGTTCATTAGCAACAAAACCTAATCTATTTCTGTGAAAAAATATTTTCTGAATTTCTAAGCCATTAAAACTAGGAAATGGGTTAGTCTCATCATCACCTACTTCTCTGTACTTCCAATAGTTATCGTCACCAGCAGCGTTAGCTTCAGTTTCATTTAGCTGTTTAAAAGTAAATGTACCATTACGGTTATTAACTAAAGCATGTGGCATTGTATCAGGGTCTAAACCCTTCAGCATATAGTCTGTAGAAATTGTACAGTTACTACTCGATATAGTACCACTAACTGTATCCGTCACAGTAAATGAATTAGTTGCAACAGTAGCAACAGTAAATAATCCATCTACCCCTGCACCTGAAGTAAAGTCTAAATAAACTTTATCATTAACAGCATGTGAATGTCCAGATTCATTAACTGTAATGGTAGTACCACTTCTAGTATATGTACCAGTAACTGCATCAGTAGAGAAATTATGTGGTCTAGCACATTCTTCCCATTTACCACTACCTTGTGAACCATTATCAGCTAAAAATTTTACATAATAATTATCAGCTTCTACGTTATCTGCGTTAGCTATTTGTGCTATATAACCATGTTTACATTGAGATGGTAATCTACTTACATCTTGAGCTGTGTTACCAACAATATTCATAGCTTCATTTACAGCACCTCCTAAGAAGTTTACTGTAGGTGCAGCAGAGCCATGAAGATACAGACCATTACCAATTAACTCAGCAGTTACATTAGTTACATCAGCATTAACTGCATCATGAAGAGATTTAAGAATAGCAGCCATACTTAATTTACCTTCATCAGGATTTTTAGGACTTCGGTAAAAAGCTATACCAGAAACATCTTCATAAGTTTCAACTTCTTCAACTGTTGAAATATCAATTCGATATGATACACCTTCTACAAAAACAAATATATAATGAGCTAAAGCTTCGGCTTTATTTTCAGTTTTTATTAAGCCACCACTTTTTAAAGTAACTTGAGCAGTATATTTACTGTTGTAGTTTTGTGTATAACCTAAGAAATTAGTAGCAGCTGTACCACTACCATCGTAATTAGGTACATTATCCCAGATAAAAGATTGACCATTAACTAAGATATGACCTTCTAATCCTATAATATCAACAGGAGTATTACCAGTTCTTGTGGTTGAAGGTATGTCAATCGAGTTATGAGAATCATCATTAAAAGAAAACTGTACTAAACCCGTTTTCTCTACAGTGTCTTCACTTGAAGTCCAGCTATTCCCATACCCAACATTAACATTAGTACTTTTTGTAACATCTAATGAAGTAGCACGAAAATATTTTTTAGGTGCAGGTGCTGTTCCTGTATATAAAACATATTCAGTGTTATAAGCAATAGTATCTAACCTAGCAAAAGAGTAATCCCCATTATTAAGAGGAAGATCAGTAACACCAGACGTTTTAATTGTTTTTTGTGGGTTGGTGATGATCGTAAAGTCTTGGATACTTTGAATTGAATACCGATCTGTAGCTCCAGTAAGATAAGAATATACGGAATCACCTGAAGAGTTAGTTAGTGATAACTCTGTACCAGCAGCTTGGCCACTTTCTAAATCTACTAAAGCCCATATTCTGATAGGGTGTGACCCAGTATTACCAGGTGTTATCTGTACTAAATATTTTTCATTACCATCTCTTAGTATCTCATACCAATACCCATCGGAATTAGCATTAGTCAACGTCTTCACAAATTCTCCTGGAGGACGTTTCTTTAAGCCAAAGGTTACATCAGGTACTGCATTATCACATACCCTGAGCTGCCCTGGATATTTAATTGTATCGGGCTGTTGAGATACACCTCCTAAAAAGTTTGGGATTCGTTGATTAATTGCTGCCATTATCTTCTTTGTAGAACTTTATATGGTCGGTAAGTGCCAGCGGGATTTGTTCTTCCTTCTTGATCATTAAAGATATTATAATCAGCTTGGTTAGCATCATACTCTACAGCTAATGCTCTTGCTAATGTTTCATCTGTACCCATTAATTCAGCTGATTTAAGATCATTAACCATACGATTAGAAGCAATACGAGTTGCTCTAGTAGTTATATAATCTTTAAATACTTGTGGGATATCCTCAAAACTTTGCATCCAAATAATATCTACATATAGTTTTCCTTCACTTGTGTTTTCAAAATTAAACCTATGTTCATAAAGATCATATAACTTTACCACACCATTGTCACTTCTCTTAACAACATGAAAATCATCAAGGTGCTTAAACTGATTAAGATCAATCTGTAATACATTGTTAGGTACTATACAGTGGTTGTTAGCGTCTAATGTAATTGGGTATTGTTTTTCTGTATTGAAGACCCATCCTTCTGCTAATACTTCACGGCAGACTTGCTGCAGAGTGTTTTGTGCAATAACCACTTCGGGGCTTTGTACAGTTAATGTATTAACAGGTGACTCTCCAACACTCATCAATATAGAGTTTACTGCATCCAGTTCGGTGGACGCTCCATAAGATACGACTGCCATAATATAAAAAAAGGGGTACCGAAGTACCCCATAAAGTGTATAAACTAGAAAGCTGCGTTTCCAGTTGCAGCACCTGCGTATAGTTCCACAGCTGCGGCTGGGTTTAGATAGTCGGCACCCATTGCGAGTCTTCCGAGTATCACATCACCCTGGTAAACCACTGACACATCGCCAGATGTTACCTGTACTTGAGGTCCAATCGCCTCTACGACACCTGCGGCTTCTCTTTGGAAGATTACACCACAAGACTTAGTGAAGTCACCTTGCTGACCGTACTCGTTGTTAATACCTGTAACTGAGTTACGAGCATCTTCAACGGATTGTTGTACAAATGAACCAAGGTTTCCAGGTGAAGTGATTCCAGGGACTTCAGCACCAGCAGATCCACCAAGTTTAGTACCGTACTCTCCGAAGAAAGGAACGTTCATTGACTTGTAGATTTTGATACCTGCAATCTCATAGATACCTTTACCTGACTGTAGAGCATCACCCTGAGAGTCACGGTTAACTAGATAAGCACCAATACCAGATCCGTCTAGTCCCTTAATAAGAGCATAGTACTGACGTGGGTTTAGTACAGCAACACGACCTTCTGAGCTAACACCCTTTTCATCTAGGGCAGCAGCTGCATCATAGAACGCTGTTACAAGACTATCAGGATTAATCGCATCAGATGCCTGAGCATTAGAACCAACACGGATCTGAGTTCCACCTGGTTCTACGAATCCAGTTTTAGAAACTGGGCTAGCCTTACGAGCACCACGAAGGATACTTCTAAAGATTAGTCTGTCATATTTTTGAGCTAGTGCATATCCAATCTTCTTAGATATTTCTCCTCTCAATTCATAATGAGCAAGTGTCTCGTCTAGCTCGTAAACGAAAGCACTGGAGATTAATAGATCATCAACTGTGATGGTCTTTTCTGCTACTGGTGGAGCACCGTCACTGTTACCTAAGATGCTATTTCCTGGAGTATGAAATTCGGCTTTGGTGTGTCCTGTGTAGATGAACTGAAGACTCTTACCGTTCTTCAAAGTTCTCTTCATCACAAGGTCACGAGCAATCGCATTGTGCTGGAAGCCTTTAAACATTTCTCCAGAGAACAGCTTAAGATACAGAGCTCTAGGATCTGCACCACCGTTATCAGCACCTGGCCTCGTGAGTGAAGCTGTATGTGCTGTTGACTGTTGAGCCATTTTCCTTTAATTTAAAATGTAATGAATGTATATTTACCCTTGCTAGCAAATTTAAACGTTTGTTTTTGTGGTCTATCCCACCGTCTAGACGGCAAAAGGTATCCAGCGTACTGGGCTAATGCCAATAGGAATGAGGTCCGACTCTGAGGTGCCTCATCCCTTATACTATTTGATCACATACTTACCTAGTACTTCCATTTGATCATGGTACCTAGCTATCTTATCTAGTTCAAGACCAATCGCTTCTGTTATATCAGAGTGCTCTCCAATACCAGCTGGATTTTCTAAGTAAACTTCTACGTTAGCTAAGTGCTTCTGTATCTCACCGTTAGCGTGAGCCTTCAGAGCATTGATTAGTTGTGTTCTCATGTTGATGAAAGTGTAAGTGTGATGCTTCAATAAAAATAAAAAAGGATAGCAGTCCAAAGACTACTACCCATAGTTCATTTATTTTACTCGCCCAAGAGAGCTTCTTCGAGAGATTGATACTCGTCGGCTGCTTCTTTGACGGCTTCTTTTTTTTCTTCAGGTTCAGGGCCATAGTATGTTACTGAGGCTGGAGCCTGATTACTTTGTTGTGACATTCTTTTTAGCAGGTTTTGCAGGGGTTAATGCTTTTACTTGAGACTCAAGACTGGCCAAAGAATCTGTGAGATTTTGTTTTCTGCGGTTGTATGCAGCTTCAAGCTCTTCTCTTTGACGCTTGACTGTTTCGATTTCTTCATTAAGCTGCTTTGCTTTAAGGTCATTTAGTTGCTCCTCCGTTACAACCACTACAGTTTTAACAGGAGGTGAAAGCATATAGTCAAATAGTGAATACATAATTAGAAGCTATATTTAGCACCTAGTTTGGTACCGTATGTGTTGTCAGCATCTTCCACTTGTGAGAAAGAAACTTCACCATAGAGGCCAAGTTTATCTGTAGCAGAGATATTGCCACCAAGCTTGCCAGAGAAATTAGACTCTGAATCAACGCCATCAGCAGCATTAATTGTTTTACCGCCTTGAATATAATATGCAA